CGTCCCGAACCGGTTGAGCGCAACAATGCCAAGGATGCAGCGGACACGGGCAACCCGCTGGACAACTACAGAACCGAATCAAGCAGCGAGCTGGCATTTGCGTATGGCGAGCTGTCAGCGCAGCGGGTGATCCGAATGACGCCGCCGTATGTCTCCGATGATCGCTTCATCAAAAGCGGTAACAAATACTATGCCTTCCGCAGCAATGCCCGCAGCACGGCACGCCTTTACGGAGAGACGCAGAACAGGCTGCTGCTGGGCAACCGCTACGGGATGAACGTCCAGACCGGCCCTGACATCCTGCCGGCCGCACCGTTCAGTCCGGTGATCATCAGCGCCAATGGGCTGAGCGCGTTGTACCGCACCAACGGCACCAGCTGGGCGATCAGTGCCGATGGGATTGTCGTGAGCAGCGATCTGCTGTTCTGGGGAGCTGTGGCAGGAACGGGAACGTTCTGGTTCCCGGTTGCACCTGGGATCACAACGCTGCCGACAGCACCTGCGGTGGTGAATGGCCAGATGACGGTGACGGCAGTGGTGCCGCCGTGGGCAGTCACGGAGTCGCTGCAGGCCGTGGTCAAATCCAAGATGGTGGTGACGGCATACGGCTATGCCCTGACCCAGCTGTCTGTCGTGCCGTTGAGCGTGCGGTCAAAGATGACCGTGCTTGCCACCTCCTCGATTCAGATCCCAGCAGCAAGCGTTGCTATCAGCGCTAGCGCTCCCTATGTGGCGCTCACCACTGTGGTGGTTGTACCGGCAGCGGCGATCACAGTGGCGGCGCAGTTGCCTGAGGTGGGCACATCGGTTGTTGTCAATGCACCGGCAGCCAGCATTGCGATCAGCGTCAGTGTGCCCAGCCTGCAGGCGGGAGGCGTTGACTTGCTGGCCCCGACCGCTGCTGTGGTTGTGGCTGCCGTCACGCCGTCGCTCAGTGTTGGCGCCGGCGGCCAGGATGCTGGAGTGGCGTTCTGGCGCGACTGGGCTTGGGCAGAGGATGGTGTGGGGCTGCTGAGTAATGAGTAGCCGGAAAGCTAGGGACACGTTGTCAGGCCATGGCAGCTCCCAATATCAAGAGCGGCAGCTCGGTCACGACGGTCGTCGGTAAGACCGTGGGCTATGCCGTCACCACCTCGATGGCGGCAGCGCTGAGCAATGGCGCCAGCAGCGGCAAGGTGCTGAAAATCAACTCGGTGTACTGCGCCAACGTGGATGGCGCCGCAACAGCTGACATCAGCCTGGAGCATTACAACGGCACGACGGGGTTTGCCATTGGCAAGACGATCACCGTGCCAGCTGACGCCACCCAGGTGCTGGTGACCCGCGAGGCTTACATCTACTTGGAGGAAGGCCACAGCCTCCGCGCACAGGCCAGCGCTGCCAACGACCTGGAACTGGTCATCTCCTATGAGGACATCAGCTGATGTTGGGCTTCAACGGTGGCTTGATGGGCGTCAGGCGGACGCCTACAACCAGCTCGGCATCGGGGCTGTGGTTTCAGAATGAGCAGAGCGTTGCACAGCGGGCGGGGATTTGGACAGTCCCTGCAGGGCCAAAGGACGCAAGATACTTTCGGCTGGCAAACTTTGCCAATACCGCGCTTGATGCTAATGCGTTAGATTTCGGTGAAATCGAGCTTTACGATCAAGAAACTAAACACACTGGAATTACATGCACTACCAACATTACATGGACTAGTGGCACTAACAGTAATTTGGTTGACGGGATCACAAATGCAAGCACACGATCGTACGCACAAGACTGGAGCAACATACGATCAACAGCAACGATTACACTGGATCTCGGATCAACTAAAACCGTAAGTCACATAAAGATTTTTAGTTTATTTAATCAACCTCGCTTTCCTGCATCTTTTGACCTACAAACCTCAGCTGACAATGTGACTTACGCAACCGTTGCCACAGTGACCGTGGGAACTTTGTCTCTTGTTAGTGGTGATACTTACGCCAGCAGCAAGGTGGGTCTCTGATCATGCTCTACTCCCACAACACCGCCACCCCAGCGCCCCTGCCGCACCGCGTCCGCTTTGCGGACGGCAGCACCCGCACCGACAGCAGCACCTTCACGCCTGACGAGCTGGAGCGTGCCGGCTACTCCGGCCCCTACCAGCGTCCCGAGTGCAACCCGAAGCTGGAAACGATCGACTGGGACGGTGAGGCGCTTGAGTACGTCGTGCGCCCCTACAGCTTTGATGAGCTGCAAAAACAGCACGCCAAGGTCCGCAATCAGCGCATCGAGCTGCTCAAGGCCAGCGACTGGACGCAGATCGTTGACTACGACCTCGGCGCCGATCGTGATGCCTGGGCCACCTACCGCCAGGCCCTGCGCGACCTGGCCGATGATGCCAATCCATTCGACATCACCTGGCCGCAGCCACCGGCAAGTTAGGTCAACGCAAGCAGCAGCATGGCGATCACCATCAGCCTTTACAACCACACGGCTGCCCGGTTTGCCTCTGGCGCCAATGCCGTTGGGGATACCTACAAGCTCAAGCTGCTGACGGCAGCCACCTTCAGCGCGGCGCACACCACTCTTGCCGCAACTGGTGGCACCGAGGTAGCCAGCGGCAACGGCTACACCACAGGCGGCGCCACGCTGGCCAACGTGGCCGTCACCACTGTCACCACCAACGATGCCAAGCTTGACGCGGATGATGTCATCTGGACTGCTAGCGGCAGCTCGCTAAGCGCTGCGTTTGGCATCCTCTACAACGACACGGACGCTGATGACCCGCCGGTTGCGTTCATTGATTTTGACGGCAGCAAGACAGCACCGGCAACCACTGATTTCAAAGTGATCTGGGACGCCGCAGGCATCTGCACCTTCACGGTGGCTTGATATGGCGCAAACAATCACTATCAGCCAGAAGGAACTGCAGCGAGTTGCCGCCCTGGCATACGAGGGCGAGACACTCAAGGTGATGCTGTGCTCTGTTGGCGCGACGGGCTACACGGCGCAAAGCACTGTTGCCAACTGGCAAAGCGTGGAGAAGAGCGGCAACGGCTACAGCCGCTTCACCGCCACCATCGCAACGGGCAGCTACGACGGTACAGAAGCTGCTTATGTCATGCCTGACATTGACGCAGCGTTTACAGCCACCAGCACGGGCTACAGCTATGACACGGTGGTCATCTACATCAATGGTGAAACCTATCTGCACAGCATCATCGTGGAATCACCAAACGTCACGCTTGTAGCAGGCCAGACGCAAACGTATCGCATCAGTCTGCGGCAGGATGACTGATGAGCACCGAGATCACAGTCTTCACGGGAGACAGGGATCTGGTTGATCGCGCCAAGGCGCAGACACAGGCCAATCGCTTTGCGCGTGTTGACGCGGAACAGCAGGCCAAGGTGCAGCAATCGACAGAGCAGCTGTTGCAGATCATGCAGCCGCCCGCTGCGGCTGTGTCTCGACTGGGCGGCCGACTGTTCAGGCATCTGTTCTTCAGCGAGGAACCCATTGCCCGCCGGAATGCCAGCACCGGCCTGCTGGCCTTTCTGCTGGTGCCGACCGAGGGGTTTGACTCGTCTGTTGTTGGCCCGTTTGGCGACCCTACCGGAGCGCAGTTCACCAGCTATGGCGCCAGCCCTGGCCTGGTGCGCGGCTACACCAACACCTACTGGACGGTGACCAACTGGCGCCCGTATGTCGGCTACGTGGTGGTCGGTGGGGTCTGGCGGAACATCGGCCGCCCGGTTCCTCGGCCTCAGCTAGACATCCCTCTTGGCGAGATTGACGAAATCTCGCAACAGATCCTCCCACCATTGTTTCAAAATGGCGTGTTGAAAGGTCCGATCCTAAAATCAAAACGCTATGCCAATGGCAGCCTAAATTTTCACACAGGTCCATGGATGGAGAGGACTATATCAGAGGTTCATATTGCTCATGCCGTAGCAACGCGGACTAACTTTCGCTATCGCGATGACACCAGCCAGCAGCGGCTTGAGTATCTCGACAACACGCCGCTGACCTTGCAGCCTGGCGCCCGCAATGCCATGACGCTGGAGTTCATTGTGCAACTCGGTCAAAGCACAATTCCAGAAGATGGCGGAAACCTTGAATTCAACCAGGGGCTGCCGTCCACCGAAATCAAGGGGCTAAATCAGCTTGAAGTACGGCTGGAGGGCTACGCCTCAGGTGTCTGGGGGCAAGGACTTTATGACAAGTTTGACCTGTACTTGCGCCAGGGCCACGGCAATGACGCGGACAGCACCAACCTGCTTGACTTCCAAGGTGGGCAATCGGTCGATAATGACCCGGAGTCTGGCAACATCGTGCAATACGCTGAAGGCGAAGTACGCAATACACTCTGGCGTCCTAACTATGACTACGACAAGGTTGGCAACAAAACGCTAGTCGGAGTCAATGGCGTTCAAGCCTTTGGCAATGAGCTTGGCTTTCCAATTACGTTCAAGACTGCAGACAGCCTGGCAGCGAGGCCTGTTCATTGCGCCCTGGTGTTCACCAACCAACAGACCCGGCTCTACATCGAGGGCACGCTTAGGCACACGGCACCGCCTGCCCCCAGACTGTTGAGTGCGCAAACCATGCGCGTTTACGCAAGCCTGAAGGATTCAGCTTACAAAGAGTATGGGAGCGTTGCTGACCACCTTAATTCAGAGGGTCCGGGCCTTGTCGCGATGAACGCGGACCTCTTTGGTGGCGATGAGATTGCAAATTATCAAGCTGATTCATTTTTTGTTGATTTTACAAATGAATTGAGCTGGCTGGGTCTTGTCGATGATTTTGAAGATCCAGGGAACTACACATTCAAGGAGGAGCTTGACGGCACCACAGGCTCGGCGATTGTCCCACTATGGCCGTTGTTATCTTTGAATGGGGTTCCAACTCCCAATTTTCAGCCCGGTGTCAAGGGCAGGCATCCTTGGACAATGGACCTTGAAATACTTGACGTAGGCATACGAGACGGGAATAATGAAATGTATGAGGTCGAACTAGAGCCAACTAGTTACACAAAGGAGTACCTTAAAATATGGATATACGATCAGTTTGGCCAGCTTTTTCGTACTTTAGATGGCCTACCTTATACCTATCTCATGATCCACGAGTTTTACTCGGATTATATGTATTCAGAACTAGCGCAAATCCCAATCGGCCAAACTAGGATACGCAGGCCGCTTGTTACTGGAATCAGGTATAAATCAGCGCGCACAGGTGCTAACTACGCTTTGGCTTTTGACCAAATGAATGGGACTTTGATTAGTACCGCAACTCAAGTTGAAAATTTGAATAACCCACGCGGCACCATTTTCAATGGGCCTTCGCGCCTGTCCGGGATCCGCTTGACTTCCAGGGAGCTTTACACAGGCAACACCGTTCAGGTGCCATCGGAAATTACCAGCCTGGATCCTGATGAAGATGTACTGGGCACGCCCGGTGGCGGTGGTGGTGGCGGAGGGGCTATCGGATGAATCCCCAGCAGGTGGCAGCCAAGCAACTCATCGCCCGCGCCAAGGCACAGATCCAGGCCAATCGCTATGCGTTTCTGCGTAAAGCTGCAGACCGTAAGCTGGTGCAACAACTCGTCAAGCGCTGATGCTTCCGTTCATCACGCCACCTGCACCACGCACCACGCGCCAGATCGGCAACGAGCAAGTGGGCGTGCTTGAGGTGGAAGTGCGGGGTGGTTTGACAGTCGGCGAAAGCGCCACCATTTCTGAGCTGCTGGCGCAGGAGCAGAGCGCCTTTGTGCGTGGTGCGCAGATCGCCGATGCCATTGCCAAGGAGGAATCCATCAGCCTGACCGAAGCGTTCCAGCTGATTGAAAACGCGATTGCCGGCCGTCCGCTGGAGCCCGAGGCGGATTTGATTCGCGTGCGCCATGCCGAGCGGATTGCCGAGGTGGCCCGCGTCTATGCGAAAGCCGGTCAGGCCAACTTGGAGGCCACCGTCACGGCATTGGTGCGCAGTCGCTGCAACCTGCCGGCCTGGACGCTGGATGACACGCGCAAGATGGACAAGCCCTTGTTTGATGGCCTCTGGCAGCTGGCGCAGGATGAGCAGGCAGTCGAGGAGCTGCCCAGCACACCACCAAGCGAGGAAGAACTGGGAAAGCCGCAGCCGGTCACGCCGACCGGCCACAAACGGACTGGGCGGCGCTCTTCTGGGAACTAGCGCGAGGCTTTCCCGGTCAGTTCCAGCGGCGCACCTACGGCCGCGAACTGCGGGTGACGGTGCTGACGGCCTGGAAGGCGCTGCAGACCCTCAAGCGCGAGGAAATGGCGCTGGCTGAGCTGCCGGTTGCCAACCTTGCGGCGCTGACCGCCAACATCAACCGCGACCCCAACAAAAGCAAAGCCTTCTCGCCCGCCGATTTTGCGCTGTTCCGCGAGCAAGAGCAGCAGAAGGCGCAGCTATCACCCGAGGTGGCTGCTGTGGCCTTGGCGCTGCGGCATGAGGGCAAAGCGCCGCCTGTTCTGCTGGTGGCGTGGCGTGCCGTGCTGGCCAGTGCCAGCGAAAGCGCCAAGGCGCCGAGCATCCGCGCCCTGCGCAGTGATGACGGCCGGGTGTGGGTGCTGGCCCCCAGCTGGGAGGGACGCAACATTCGTGGCGGCCTGGTGATGACAACCGGCTGCGCTCACGGTGATTTCGTGCTGAGGGACATAGACCGCAGCCTTGCCACCTATGAGGTGCAGGTGCCGAAGCGACCACTGGCGGGTTGGCTAGAAGCCGGGTTGTTGCTGGTCTCGGGGGCAACCTCGGGGCATGAACGTGCTGACGCTACGAACTGAGCTGGAAACCACGCTGGTGGATGTGCTCGGTGTCTACAGGCTGGCCAATGGGGCCACAACACCAGCAATCAGCGTTCGCGCCACCGGTGAAAGCCTGCCGGCAGGCACCACCGTGACGGGGCTGGAATGCGTGATCGTGCGCGACCCTGAGCTGGTGCCGATCCGCCAGTACAGCAAGGAGCACGCTTTCACGCGCTGGACGCTGTACCTGGTGCAGTGGACTGATGAGGGCGTGAGCTTGCAGGAGGTGGCTGGCCGCCTGCTGTGGGCCTATCCCGGCAGCAATGCGATCAGCATCAATGTGCCGCAGGGTGTTGGGCCACGGGCGCAGATGCGCGTGGACATCCAGGCCAACCCAGAGAAGATCGTGGATTGAGCCTGTGGCGGCAGGCAACTTTGGGTATGGCGATCACACCCGCGTCACTCCTGATCAGGCCGCAACGGCGGGCGGATTATCCGCTGGCCGTCACGTTCAAGGACAGCACCGGCGCAGCCATCAACCTGACCGGCTGGACGGTGGTGGCCCAGATGTGGGACAAGGCCCGCACGGCAAAGGTGGGTGATTTCACCGTCACCGTTACCAGCGCGGCCAATGGCCAGGTGTCGCTGAGGCTGCCGCACACCGTAACGATCAACATGACCGCTGCGGAGTATTACTACGACGTGATGCTGATCAACCCGAGTGGGTTGCGTGAGTATTACCTCGAAGGCATCGCTAGGCCGAGCGAGGGCTATTCAGCACCGGCATGAACATGGCAACCGAGATCACCACGACACAGCAGGTGCTGGTCACCGAGACGGCTCTCAATGTCATCGAGCTGATCACGCCAGGCCCGCAGGGACCGCCGGGGTCGTCTGGCACTAGCGGAGGCAGCCCGACGTTCATTCAAGCGACGCAGCCAAGCGCCGGCCAGATCAGTGGCCTCACCACCTACGCCTGGTGGGACACCTCAGGCAATGACCTCACGCTCTGGATCGAGGACGGACTTTCCTAATGGCACTCCGCAACGCTTTTGGGGCGCTCGCCCTTGACGCCACAGTCACTGCAATCAAGACCTGGCTGGAGGCTCGCACTGGCGCGAAGACCACCGCCAACAGCGTCTCGGTCAACATTGCCAACGACCAGACCGTGCCGGTGTCTGGCACCTTCTGGCAGGCCACGCAGCCGATCAGCGGCAGTGTGTCACTCAGCGGCACACCGGCAGTCTCAATCAGCGGCACTGCTGCCGTTTCAGGCCCTTTAACCGACACTCAGCTCCGCGCCGCGGCAGTGCCTGTCAGTGGCCCGCTTACGGACACGCAACTCCGCGCCACGGCGGTGCCGGTGTCTGGCACGTTCTGGCAGGCGACTCAGCCGATCAGTGGAACTGTTTCGATCAGTGGAACTCCTGAGGTCACTATCAGTGGAACCCCCACGGTTTCCGGCCCGCTGACCGACACCCAGCTGCGAGCCACTGCAGTGCCGGTGAGCGGCACGTTCTGGCAGGCCACGCAGCCGGTGAGCGCCAGCGCCCTACCGCTCCCGACTGGCGCCGCAACAGAGACGACGCTCGCAGCAGTGAACGGGAAGCTTCCAGCGCTGGACAGCGGCCGGCTGCCGGTGGTGTTGCCGGCTGGCGGTGGCGGACTGACAGACACCGAGCTGCGGGCCACGCCTGTAGAGGTGATCAACACCAGCCCAGCATTCATGCGTGCGGGCTTTGCTGAAGTCGGCAGCGGGATCGTCGGCAAAGCGGCTGAGGAGTTCACCCTGCTGCAGACGGGCAGCGGCATGACGGTGAACCAGTCGGCCGGGAACCTTGTCATCACGACCGGCACCACCGCCAACAGCGAAACGGTGATCCGCTCGATTGATACGTTCTCAGGCTCGTTGCTGGCACGCCAGAAGGTGATCCTGTCTCAAAGGATCGCCAACCAGACATTCAGATACGAGCTGGCTGATTTGATTGGTGCGGCGCTGTCCTACACAATCAACAGCGCCACCAGCGTCACGGTCACTTTCCCCACCACCAACCCGTTCACAGCGGCCAATGTCGGCCAAAGCGTGCGACTGTCGCAAATCACTGGCGCCGCTGGCATCCCAGGCCGCTATGCCATTGCCAGCGTCTCAGGGCTCACAGTGAACTTCACCGTTGCAGCATGGCCGGCATCCGGCAGCGGCACCCTGACCCTGTACGGCTGGAACTACATCCAGTTGGAGTACAGCGGCACCACTGCGACCAATGCCAGCTTCGACGCACAGCGCCGCGGCTGGAACAGTGGCAACACCACCGCCACGATCAACACCACTGCATCGCCAGGCCATGTCGGGCAGATCAACTTCGACGTATTCACGGCCGGATTCTCTGATGCGCTGGTGGCCAGTAACACCGGCTATCAGTGGACAAACCGAGCCAGCAGGATCGAGAACGTCCCCGATCCTGATACGGTGCTGTACTTGTTCATCGTGGTACAGAACGGCAGCACTGCGCCGGCCAGCACCACCACACTGACGACCGGATTCATTCAGATTGAGGATCAGGGACGGCAGAAGATCCGAGTAGCGAGTAGCGATCCTGTTGGTAGCCATGCGCTGCCGGTGCAGGTGCTGGGCGGTGCGTTGGGCACGCAGCCGGTGAGCGGCACCGTCACCGCCAACATCGGCACAGGCACCGTTGCAGCCGTCACCGCCGCCAACCTGGCGTTGCCTGGCATCATCGCGGATGTGGCCTCCGCTGCACTGGCGACCACCACGACCACGGCGGCATTCACACCGACGTTTGGCACCAGCTACAGCGTCAGCATCCCGGTCACTGCAGTCAGCGGCACCACGCCAACGCTGGACGTGGCGATCGAAGAATCCGACGATTCGGGCACAAACTGGTTCAAGGTCTACGACTTCCCGAGGATTACGGGCACAGGCATCTACCGCTCACCGCTCATCAGGATTGTTGGCAACCGGGTGCGCTACGTGCAGACCGTCGGCGGCACCACGCCATCGTTCACCAGGGCGATCAACCGTCTGCAGAACAGCAACAGCTCCGAAGCCGTGCGCCAGCTGATTGATCGCAGCATCGTGCTGACCACCCTCAACAGCACAACGCCAAGCCTGGACACCAGGGACGCCGGCAACCGCGTTCAGCTGGTGGTCAACGTCGGCGCAATCACTACCACGGCACCAGCGCTCCAGATGGACGGCAGCGACGACAACGGCGCCAGCTGGTACGCGATCGGCACCCCGCTCACCGCTGTGGCCAGCTCCACGGTGCAGCTGACGGTGCAGGACATCAACGCTGCACTGATGCGCGTGCGTGTCTCGACAGCGGGCGTAGGCGTCACGTCTGGCTACGTGATGATCAAGGCGCACGATTGATCAGTCGGGGCAACTTAGGCACAGATGCCGGTTCCTCGTGACGCTGCCTTCGGCTGAAGACATCAGTGCCATTGCCGTGACCCTGCTGGCCGGCAGCGAGCTGCTGAGCCTGGTCCCCGGCATCAAAGCTAACGGCTGGATTCAGCTGATCGTTGGCGCCATCAGGGGCATGGCTGAAGCCAACAGCCAGACCAAGCGCAGGGGCCGGCGGTGATTGAGATCTGGGCAGCCGTGGTGGGCGCCTGCTGCGCTATCGGTGCCAGCAGCGTTGGCAACTTCCTGCGGCGCGATGACGAGGCCGCCAAGTCTGTGGTGCGCCTGACTGCGGCGGTCGAGCACATTGCCGGTGAGGTCAGCTTGCTCCGCGCCGAGATCAAGAGCGACCGCCAGGAGCTGTACCCACGGCTGAACACATTGGAGCAGCGGGTCGCCGTGCTGGAGTCACGCCAGTGATCCGGCTGACAGACGCGGCGCGGCATTACCGCGAGCTGCCGCATCAGATCGCCGCGTGGAATGCCCTGCAGGAGAAGGTGCCGCCGCAGCTGCTGGAGGAGTTTGCGCAGCTGTACCGCTCCGCACCAGCAACCAAGGACAGCCCACCACCGGCCTGGCTGGCGCCAGCGCTGAAGATCATCCAGACCTGGGAAGGCTGCCGCTTGAGTGCCTACAAGGACGCAGCAGGCGTGCCAACCATCGGCTACGGCACCACCCGCCATGGCAATGGTGCGGTGCGGATGGGCGAGACGATCAGTCAGGCCCAGGCCGATGAGTTGCTGCGCAACGATGTCGAGAATCTGTTTGGCCCTGGCGTGCTGCAGCTGCTGCCGCTGGCCGCAAAGTGGCGCCGTGAGCAGGTGGCAGCGTTGATCAGCTTTGCCTACAACGTCGGCCTGGGGGCATTGGAAACAAGCACGCTGCGCAAGCGGCTGCTGGCTGGCGAAGAACCCTGCAAGGTGGTGCGCGAGGAGCTGCCCCGCTGGCGTCATGCCGGTGAGGCCGTGCTGCCGGGACTGGAGCGCCGCCGCGCTGCAGAGGTGGCCTTGTTCTGCGGGACTGCACCCCCAGTGCAAGCAGCGTCGCCAAGCAATCCGCTGAAGGTGCCGTACTACAGCCAGCGCGATAGCCAGGTGGCTGGTCAAGCCTCGCGCATGTGCTTCAGCAGCAGCTGCGCCATGCTCGTGGCCACCGTGCGGCCGGGACTGCTGAGCGGCCCCAACGGCGATGATCAATACCTGAAGCGGGTGATGCAGTTCGGCGACACCACCGACCCTGCCGCGCAGATCAAGGCACTGGCCAGCTACGGCATCAAGGCCAGTTTTCGACAGGATTGCACGTGGAGCGACCTGGAGCAGCAGATCGCCAAGGGCGTGCCGGTGCCGTGCGGCTTCCTGCATCACGGCCCCAGCTCTGCACCCACCGGCGGCGGGCACTGGTTGATCGTGATCGGCACCACGCCAACGGCGGTGATCGTCAACGATCCCTGGGGCGAGATGCTGGTTGCCGAGGGCACC